TCGGCCTCGTCCACAGACATACTGTACTTAACCATGTCGTTCTTGACAACAAAGAGCAGCGCAGCTTTCACCTTGCGGATGTGGGGCATGTGCTTGAACAACATCATCGCCATGAGTTTGAGTTGCTCACGGTCAGGGTACTTGTTGTTGCCGGTCTTGTAGTCAACGACCCAAGCGGTCAGGTTGTCATCGTCCACGATGATTAAGTCGGCTATGCCACGCACCCAGACGCGGGAGTCCAGCCAACCACAGGGTTCCAACCGACTGGTCAGCGCCATCTTGTGTTCGACTAGCTTGCGTCCGGGCTTGGCAATGAGAGCGTCAAGGGTAGGCTTGATGAACTCGAACTGCCCGGGCAGTTCTGTTCCGTCTCGCACGTAGTCCTCGGCGGCTTTGTGTAGCTGGGTTCCGTATCGCGTAGCCTCGGTCTCTTGGAACGGGTAGTTCTTTAAAACCCTGACCTCTTGATAGCGTTTGGGACAACCTTCGTAGTCCTTAAGAGCCGAGTGGCTCCACGATACTGGCTTCATTAGAACCTCGCTGTTTTAATAGCTTTCGCTAGTCGTGATGAAAATGCAGACACGAACTTCTCGTTCTTGTACAGGGGGCTACCCATGTCGTGCAGTATGGCGTGAGTGGTCTCATGCCAGAAGGTATCCTGAATCTCGTGGTCTTTGAAGCTGCGCCCTGAGACGTTGCTACGCCGAGCAACTTTGATGCGGCCAGCCGTGTAGTCAACACAGCCTTGCCAACACTTCTCGAGCATCGCCTCTACGACCTCGACCGAATACCTGCGCTGTCCTATGCGAATGAGCTTGGGCAGTGGCGTCATTAGTTTCATGCTTCTCCTTAGTTTTTAGCTAACCCATATCTACGGTGAGCGCCGCCGTCAGCGTCTAGTGGAATCCCCGGCATGTACCGTGGCTCCATAGTCATCTGGGCCAAGACCCAAGTCTTAGCCTCCTCAATCTCTGCGTCCGGCACAACGGCGATCAATTCGTCGTGTACCGTCCCTGCTATGTGGTACTTCTTCGTAACACGCAGCATCCCATCCGTCATCACAATGCGGGCGACCGCTTGCGTCACGTTGTTGGTTACCTTACCTGCGTACAACTTGGTAGCGTCTGGCCCGTATACCCACTGGCTCCTACCTTTGTCGTCCTTCTCCTGCCGCAAGTCAGGGTACAACAACTTCATTCCGTTGGGCAATTCTATTTCACCTTTGCGAAAAGTCAAACACTTGTGCGTGTATTCTTTTCCACCAGCCAGCGCTGTGACGATCAGCCCGCTGCACATCTCCCAGAACGACTTGACCGGATGCGCTGTTGAGCGGTAGATGTCGATGATCTTCTTGGCTGCAACGCAGTGGATGAGCAACTCCTTGTCCGAGCAGGTGTGCGGTATCTCCATCATCTTGGTGAAGTTGTCCTCCCAGTCTAGGAAGCTGTCGATGTAGTCTGTGTCTACGCCTAGCTTTTTCGCAAAGTCTTTCGTGTACCTTTGGGGCGGTGCACCAAGAAAGCCGACAAGTAATTGCGCCGCAAACGACGACCAACCGAGTCCATAACCGCAACCCAAGAGCGCACTTTTCGCAGACTGCCGTAGGTCTGGATGCGATTCCTTACTAAGTCCGGGTATGTTAAACATCTGCGCACCGAACGCGGCATAAGGGTCACCGCCTCCCCGGAAGATGTCGAGCATTTCTTCGTAATCCGAAAGCCACGCGAGTACTCGCGGTTCAATCTGTGAGAGATCCCCCACGACGAGTTGATAACCTTCGGGAGCCATAATCGCTTTGCGTAAGAACGAACCTCGCTTGAGGTTCTGCATGTTAATGGCACTGCCCTTGCTTGCCGTCCAACGGCCCGACAATGCGCCGTAATATGAGAGTGGTACTGGTAAGCGGCCTCTCTTAGCGATTTCCAAAAACCGTTGTGCACGCGTTCTTTCGGTCGTAGACTTAACCGCCAAGCGAGCTTCACAAAGAAGGGCAACCTCTTCGTGCTCCCCGTTGAGTAGCGCTTGGAAGTGTGCATCGTTTTTAGCGAGAGCAAGTGTTTGTTTGCCCGTTGTCTTGCTGGTTTTGTAGGGTGGTATAGCTCCCAAGGACTCGAGGAGTGCCGCAAACTTTGGATTCGACGCAAGCGCAGCTTCATCCACGCCAAGCTTTTGTAAGAGTGATTCACGTTTTTCTTTCTCCTCTGCGATGGCATTAACTAGCATGAGTTGGTCAAGCTGCAACGTGGGTTGCGTATACATCTTGAGCGTCATGTCGATGAGTCTGAGTTCGGATGAGGGGTAGCCCTTGACCAAGTTTTCAAAGATCCGCTCACACAGGAACACATCGTGCTTGCAGTAATCCGCAAGCTCAAGCTCTAACTCCGCGCCCAGTTCGGCCACACCGTCGGTACTGTGTACGGCTCTCCCCTTTTCGGGAAGACCAAAATCGTTCGCAAGTCTGGCGAGACTGTTGCCAACCTCCACGCCTCGTAAAGCTCGCGCCATTGATAGCGTGTCGAATATAAAAGCGGGTCGGGCGTTATACCGCCAAGAGAGTATGGAAACATCGAACTGCGCGTTATGCGCAAGGACGGCGGTTCGTCTCCAGTCGATTCCAAAAAAGAACTCAGGTAGGTCTGCTCCTCCAACCCATCTAATGTCTGAATCGCTTCCAAGCTCATGGACACACGCCCCAAATGCTTTAAACCTCTCGTCACGGATGTACTCCTCGGTGGTCATCTTCGAGAGCGTGTAGTCCTTGCTCGACCAGCGCGTCTCAAAGTCAATGGTCAGGATGGCATCGTAGGGCGCACTCATTGCAGAGTCCCAACAGGTGAGGGGGCGTTCGCCACCATAGACATGCTGACCTCCAGCGCGTCTGACAGAAGCTCGATGGTGTCGGTCTCTTCCAAGTTCAGCGCGTGAATCATCAGCGTGCCCTTGGCTGGATTGGCAACGACAGCCACGCACATATTCTCGGGGTCGGAGCCACAACAAAACAGTAGCTGACCGACTAGGTGTTGAAGCTGCTGGCGCTGCTCTGCACTCATCTTGCTTAGCATGACCGCTAGCTTCTCGGTTGATATCTCTTCAAGCATTTAATAACTCCTTGAGGTTGTTTACGTTTTCTTCGTTAATCACGAGGGCTATGCCCCCGGCAGCGTTGATGCGCTGCAACTCCCGCTCTTGAAGCGCAGTGGGTTTGTTTTTCCCGGCTTTGCATTCAAGCGCAAAGAGACACCCGTTGAGTTTGCACCCAACGATGTCTGGTATCCCCGCTCGGCCAAAGCCGTTGGCGGGGGGCATAAAGAAGTAGTAGCCCAGTTCAGTGAGCAGCTTCTTTGCTTTTGCTTTTACGGCGCCTTCTGGTGTCATCTGGTTTAGGACAGTTAGTGGGAACTTCAACGGCACACCATACAGCGGCCATCGGTGCGTTACGTAATTTAACCCAGCGATCTACGTAAGTATCGACCATAGCTCGCAAGGCAACTTTTATTGAATCGTTCTTCACGCCCAATGCTTTAGCTACCTCGCTGACCATGAGTCCGTCAGGGTTCTGGCGTAGCAGTGCCCGAATTGCCGCGTGATTTGATTTGCGCATTGATTGATACTTCCTTTTTCCAAGCGTTGTGTAGTGCTGTGTTGAGTTCTTTTAAGACTGTAATCTCGTCTGCCGCTTCGCGGGCAAACTGTTCGAGCGTCTCACGGCTCCACGTTTTAAAGTCTGTCTTCATGGGTTAAATAATAGTTGTTCTGCGGGTTGCAGACTTTGGGAAAAACACCAAGGAGAAAACAGGAAAGTCAATCTCCTCGGTGTGCGTAATGCGCTCACCGTTAATCAACACCGCGCCTTGTTGGATGTGTCGGCGTAGCTCACCACCGCTCATCTGTGTGCATGGATTTTCAACGGACATGGGTATGGCTGGGCGCAGATTGTTTAAGTATTGCATGGCGTTCATGTGTTCCTCTCCTTCTTAATTCCTGCCATGAATCCTTTGTCCCATGCCTTCGCCCAGCAGATGCACCACAGGTCATAGTAGCCACGGTTAAGTGGGAAACCAAAACCTTCTTCTGAAAACATGGCCTTCACGTCTTTGCGCTTTATGAACGACTCCCAAGAGTTGTCTCGTTCACGGTTCATGATTGGCACATCATCAAATAGACCTTCAGTCATTCTGTTTCTCCTGTTCTGTTCGTTCGTTATTAAGTTGCCACCCAAGAATGACGTATTGCCATTCATCAGGCATCTTGGTGTTAAGTTCCGCAATCCGCTTAATAGCTACTGTGTGCAAATCCTTAAATGGGGTGGCGCTCCAACCGGGACACATCTTGTCGCAAAAATAATCTTTAAAAATGTTCTGAGTTGGCATGTGCGCCTTGGCGTACCAAAGCTCAGGAAAATATAAATTGCCCATAATTAACTCCTTGTTTTTAATACCGGGTCGCACCAGCGCTCACATTTGCGACACTGCCAATTTATTCGGTCAAGCGGGTCGCGTTTAACTGCTCCCCCGCCATGGATCCACGAACACCAAAACCTTTTTATTGCATTCATTTCTGTTTCTCCTGTTCTGGAAAGTAAATTGTTACAAACCTTACGGCTGTGTCTCCGTCTTTAAGTAGCACAACAAGCGTTGCGGCTGTTAAATCCATGCCGTAAATTAAACGTAGTGCTTCCCAAATTTTTTGTTTTTCGTTATTCATGTGTTCTTCTCCTTGAGTTTGGCTTCGATGGCTCTGACACATTTCAAACCAGTTGGCGTCCAAGGATATTCGCCAGCACATTCGTGCATTTCATCATCCGTCAGATCAACCCAAGGTCGGTTCACCAAGTTTTTGATGTAGCCGTCCAAAGCACGAAGAATAGCGTCAGCAGCTTCATCTACAGGCACGTCAGGGTTTGCTGTTATGCCCTCTTTTGTGATGCGTAGCACCTCAACTCGCTCATCGCCAAAATTGTTAAAAAAGACGATGCTGTTTGCTGGCTTTTGGAAATAATACTTCGCAGCCTCTGCTTGAGGCATAGTAATTTTGCTGTAGTCAATCATGTGTTCTTTTCCTTGAGTTTGGCTTCAGCGTTATAAATAGCGGCTTGCACAGATTTACCGAGATGGCATCCCGCTGCAAAATTGTTGACCTCATCGTTTGTCAGCCCAACCCATTCACGCTTGGGCTTTATCTCTTGCAGTATCTGCTTGCCCAAGTTGGATTGTTTCTCCACCTCGTTAAAGGCTTCGTCTTCTTCCGGCGTCCAGTCAACGCTGAGGCGGTCAAATACAAGTTCAATGTTTTTCATGCTTCACCTCTTGCTCGGATTCTTTCGGCATAAAAATCAAGCGCAGAATCAACTGCTGGTTGTAATTGTGGAACATGGCTATTTGGAATGGCTGACAAAGTTTTGCGCAACTCTGC